ATGGCAACAACTGTTCAACGACACATTGAAGTGGGTGCCGATGTCCGCAAGCGCATCATGCAGGAATTGGGCATCACAGAGGGTGGACTATCACTTGCCCTCAATTACAAGAGAGATGGAGAAGATGCAAGGAGGGCACGTGCCCTGGCTCTTGAGCTGGGCGGTGAGGTCTACTGCACTATCCCCGAGTGCGAGACGATACATGATGCAGATGGGAAAATGATCCAGGTCTTCCACAATGGGGCTCGACTCATCATCGATAAAGGAAACAGCGAAGGGCGCATTGAGCATAATGGGCAATTAGTCAGTCTGCACTACCACGTAACCATCAATATGCTTGGTGGTCTGCAAGCTCTAGCCTCCAATCTCTAAGAAGTATGCTCCAGCACTACGGAAAATCCACGGTGATAGACCTTGCCGACCTCGTTGAGGACCGACGGACTGCCGAAGATCAGTCCGAGTGTCTGGCCCCTGTGGTTACCTATTCCAATTATAAGAAGCTACTCCTTCGAGGTAAGATTAATGTAGTACGTCAAGGGAAAGGGAAGGGAAATTCGGTCCTCATCGACTACGATAGCCTCCCCATCGATCTCCGAGACAAGGTGGACAAGCGCATCGGCACTGATGCCGTCCACGTGGCAACGCTCCGCAAGTGGTTCAGCGACCACTATCGTCGAGATCGAGGCGCAATGGAGTACTATCCCAAGCGCCTGAGAGAGCTGAATATCTCGCTACCTCTAGAGCGTATAGCGCAGCTTACCGAGGAGTACACGGTGAACGCCTCTGTGCTGATGGCTGTGAAGAACCTCCAGGCAGACATCCGCCTCCTTAAGCGAGTGATGGGCGGTAAGAAGACGATCCGCTGGGAGCAACTTGCCAGCGCTATCAGCTACTACCGAGAAGAGGTAGGGCACACGCTCCCCCAGAGCGCAGCACGCTTCCGAAAGACGCTGCGTGAGTTCGATGAGCGTGGGTATGAGAGCCTGATCAGTAAGAAGTTCGGGAATCAGCAGACGAGAAAGGTCGACTACGATACACTCCGTCTCCTCCTGGATCTCACACAGCAGGACTCTAATCCCTATGCTTCGACGATCTCCCAGCAGTACAATGATTTTGTGGATGGGCTAATCAGCCTCTGCGATGCCGATGGAGAGCTGTACGACAGACGCAAGTTTAAGCATCTATCAGAGTCCACTATCGAGAAGGCGCTAAGCACGCCTGAGGCTCAGGCACTGCGCAGCCGAGCTCGAGACGACTATCAGACGTATAAGAGCAAGCAGGGGGCTTACGTGAATCGTGATCGCCCAGTAGAGAGCCTCTCGATGATCAGCCTTGACGACCGAGACCTAAAATTCAAGGTACTCTGGAGAGAGAATGGTCGGACGGAGAAGGTCGCTCTAAAGGCATACTTCGCTTATGACGTATGTTCTCAGGCGATCATAGGTGTCTCCTTCAGCGGTAAGAAGCGACATAACCTAGTCATTGAGTGTCTCAGGGATCTCTTCCGCACGCTGATCGCTAATAACCTCCCCTGTCCCTACCAGGCTCAAGTTGAGCAACACCTTGTGTCGGACTTCAAGGATACGATTATGGCTCCCGATGGCCGAGGGCTCTTCCCTCTCCCCGATTATCAGCGCCCTGGGAACTCTCAGGCGAAGGCAGCCGAGCACTTCAACCGTCTCTTTAAGTATGGCGTAGAGAAAGACAATATCCCCAATGTGGGCCGTCCCTTCGCTCGGAGGGAGACGAACCGCACGGTGCAGAATAAGAGCTTCGATGAAGACAATGACCGCTTCAATGAGGAGGTCTGGGAGTATGAGGTGGCAGTAGCCTACTATATGGATCTTATCCGCAAGTATAATGCAGCACCTCATAGCAACACAGAATGGTACGGTGGACGTAGCCGATGGCAGGTGCTCATGGAGAATGTCAGTCCCCACCTAGCAGCCGTGGATATCCACAAGGTGGCCATGCTCATCGGGGAGCACCGCTCTACTTCGGTTCGCCGAGGTCAGATTAGGGCTAACTATAGAGACTTCAGCCTCAGCCCTCAGGCTATCGGAAAGCTGAAGAATAGAGATGGTAAGGTGGATGTCTACTGGTGGGAGCAGACCGAGGGCGACATGAGCGAGGTATACGTCTACGAAGGCGGTCGCTACCTAGAGACTGCCCGTGAGATCCATCACTTCAAGGAGGCTGTACTGGAGCAGACGGAGGACGATCGTCACCGCATGCACCAAGAGTTCCAACGAGTCAAGGACCTCGAGGTCTACCACACCGAGCATAAGCCTCGCAAGCTCCACATCATGAGGGAGGATGCCCTTACTGAGCTGCGTGACCTCAAGCCGATCGAGGTTAGCCCGATGAGGCGAGATGAAGACGGCGAGATCAGAGATGAGCACGCAGACGAATGGCTGAACACGACGGGTACAGGAGATATCCGTACCAGGGCGATGGCCGACCTCTAATAATATTCGAAGGCTATTCTAAGAGCGATGGATGAAATGCGCTGTACTTGGATTCTTCCTGGGTGTCGATTTCGGAATAAACACACTCACGGCATATCCACCCCTTCCGAGTTGCGTACATCTCGGCAATTTGCCCGATCCACCCGTAGACTCGGAACATATCGAAAAGGTCTTTCGTGTAGAACTCCACTCTCAATCCATAAGCAGGATGCTTCCTCCAATCATCATCTATGGTACGTAGCTTATCGGTCCTCTCCCCTTGCCTCCACATCGGAGTGCACGAGGTCACCTTCGCTAAAGGAAGAGTCTTGCAGAAGTGCTTTTCGAATATCCTCATCTGCCGTATTGCAGTGTCTTCGAATGGAGGCAACATCAGCTCTACGTCTTGGAAGGATGACAGAGAGAGGTTGGCTTTGAGGTAGTCGAACCAGATATCTACCGAGCCCAGGTACTTGCGGTGCTTTGTAATCATATAGAGAGAAATTAACCCCTACAAAGGTATGAAACTAATCAACGAGCTATGGAACTAACTACCCAATTCAAAGAACGTGCTCTCTCGGCTATCCTTGCCGACCGAGCGAACTACCCCAGCGACAGCAAGCATGCGACGGCTCTCGGCATCTCGCCGAGTGTCTACTCCACCATCAAGAAGGGAAAGCTGGACAAACAGCTGAGTGACTCGGCATGGCTAAGCCTTGCCCGTCGTCTGAACGTCCCCCTCCGAGGGGAGATCGAGTGGAAGGTCGCCCAGACCGATACCTACACTTATATCACGAGTCACCTGGAAGCCTGCCAGGAGCGAAGTCTAAGCGCACTGCTCTGTGACATCCCCAACATTGGCAAGACCTTCAGTGCTAAGCACTATGCCCGCACGCACAAGCACGTCGTCTATATCGACTGCTCGCAGTGCAAGACAAAGGTCCGCCTAGTGCGCTCGATAGCCCTTGGCTTCGGGCTGGAGGCAAAAGGACGCTACGAAGATGTCTACGCCGACCTGGTGTACTACCTCAAGGGGCTGGATAATCCGCTTATCATCCTAGATGAGGCTGGTGACTTGCAGTACGAGGCTTTCCTTGAGCTCAAGGCGCTGTGGAATGCCACGGAGCGTGCCTGCGGGTGGTATATGATGGGTGCCGACGGCCTGCGGGCGAAGATCGAGCGAAGCATCGACTGCTGCAAGGTAGGTTATACGGAGCTCTTCAGTCGCTTCGGCGATGCCTACCGCAAGGTGACACCACAGGATGGTGAGGAGCGTAAGAGCTTCCTCTTGAAGAGGCGGGGGGAGGTGGAGACCAACCCCGCCCCCCCGGGAGGGGGTCGATGCCGTCAGCCTCGCCCGAAAGTCGGGCGGGCTCAGAAAGGTCTACACGGAAATCGAGAAGCTGAAACTGCAAGCGGGGGCGTAAGATGGCAAGAGCATACTCCGCCAGCGAGGTGCTGGCAAAGAAAGTCCCTTCGATCCCCTTCGAGGGGCGCTGGAGGGAAGCCTTCGGCGAGCCTGGAAGGGCGGGGGTGTGGCTCATCTGGGGGCAATCCGCAAACGGTAAGAGCTCCTTCGCAATGCAACTAGCCAAAGAACTGTGTAAGTATGGTAAGGTCGCCTACAATAGCCTAGAAGAGTCGCTATCCCTCTCATTCCAGAAGAATATGGAACGCTGCCGTATGGATGAGGAAGCAGGTCGCTTCATGGTCCTCGACCGAGAAAGCTTGGAAGAGCTCAATGCTCGGCTGAAGAAGCAACGAAGCCCCGACTTTATCATCATCGACAGCCTCCAATACACAGGACTCAACTACAACGACTACAAGCGCCTGAAAGAGGCGCACCCCAAGAAACTTTTCATCTTCATCTCGCACGCTGACGGGGATAGGCCCAAGGGGGCTACCGCCGACAAAGTGCAGTACGATGCCGATATGAAAATCCTCGTGCAGGGCTACCGTGCCATCTGTAAGGGGCGATTCATCCCCGAGGCGGGTAAGCACTACAGCATCTGGGCGGAAGCAGAGGTGAAGTACTGGGGGTTAGAAACAGAAACAAATAACGAACCAACTAATAATTAAGAAATGATGAACTATCTACTCCTAATCGGATTCACCGTACTCGTTACGCTCGAGATCTTCGATAGAGTCTCTATCCGTCCTCTTATCAAGATCATAGAGGACTTGAGGAACTTCGATAATGAACTTCTGGAGCGTCTAGAGCGTGCGCTCGTAGACTGCGCTCATGCACGCAGTGCCCATGCCGACTCAGAGGAAGAGCTGAGGACTTTGAGGAATGACCTGTCAAAGCTCAAGGCAGAACGTGAGCAGCTTCAAAGCGAACTTCTTGAGCAGCTCGAAAAGCGTACTGAGGAGGGAGAGTAATGGCACGCACTAACTACGCTGCATTCTACGCTCTCTTGAAGAGCATGCCAGGGGCCTCAAAGGAAGACCTCGTCCTGCAGTGGACGAACGGCCGTACCTCCTCCCTTAAGGAGATGAGCGAGCGCGAGTACACACTGATGATCCGACAGCTCCGCCAGCAGGTAGAGAACCTCGAGGAGAAGAAGAAGGCACGCTCGGCGGTGCTAAAGCAATTCCAACTCTATGGCATCGACACCACCGACTGGGATGCTGTTGACCGCTTCTGTGCTAGCCCTCGCATCGCAGGGAAAGCATTCCGCTACCTCACCATAGCAGAGTTGAAGACACTCCGTGTGAAGATGCTGTCGATACGCAATAAGGCAGTGTTGAAGGGCTATGAGCAGTGCAGGGCGGAGTTAGGTGCAGAGATCACCAAAGGACAACTACCTAACTAATGACACATGGGACGAATAGACAAGGCTGCCAAGCGTCATCTTGAGCAGTCCTACCAGCAGGATATCGAGATGTACGAGAGGGAGTGTGAGGAGCTCCTCAAGCGAATACGAGCCGACACGGCGACGCCAGCTGAGCGAAGCAGATATACTGCGCTCGGATGGAAGATCGAAGCGGTGAAGCAGCGCATGGACAAGCGCTACCGCGATGGAGTAGAATCACCCATTAAAATCATGCAATAAGATGGAACAACAAGAAAACAAGATGGTGGAAATCACCGAAGAGCAGCTGGCAGAGTTTCAGCGCCTCAAAGAACAAGAGCAAGCACGCGAAGAAGAGCAGCGTGCCAAGAATGAACGCGAGGACTTCCGCAAGCTCTGCGAGGAGACGGTCTCCGAAACATTCGGAGAGCTGAAGGCTGCGAATGAAGCTCTCAAGCGTGCGAAGATGCGCGTCCTCTCCGCCTTCAGCTCGCTTCTGGAGCTTAAGATCTCCCTCATCGGGGGGAAGGAGCAGGGGCAGCACTCCTTCCGAAACGAGCAGTGTGATCAGCGCATCACGATCGGGAAGTACAAAAAGGTCTCCTATGACGCAACGGCGGATGCAGGTATCTCCCTCATCGAAGAGTCACTCGCGTCGATGGCTGATGGAGAGAAGTCGCAGAAGCTCGTGCGCATCATCCTCGACCTCCTCTCACGTGACGGTCGCGGTCAGCTTCAGGCAGAGAACGTCATCCAGCTCGACAAGTATGTCGAAATGGTGGCAGACCCACGCTTTGCACGAGGCGTGACCATAATAAAGGAAGCCTTCTTAGCCGAGTGGACTCGCGTCTTCATACGCGCAGAGGAGAAAGATGAGAAAGGCAAGTGGGTGAATATCCCCCTATCGATGGTCGAAGTATGACGTACACTCTCACGCAGCAGCTCTCCCATGAAGAATTGTGGGAGAGCTGGGGGCCCACTCGCACCGAAGATGAAGACGGCTGCTCTCTGATCGCCTATACTTCAATGGGGCTGGCTTCGCTCCGAACGATGGGCGAAAAGCGAACGTGGATAATCGAGGTTGGCTGGTCGCTTCAGAAGTTCTCCGCATCCAGCGAAGAGAAAGCGATATATATAGCCGTAGAGTCCTATCGCCGAACAGAGAAGAACATCGTAGCAGAGTACGTGCGTGGTCTTCAGGTCAAGCTCGGAGATGTTGATAAATCAGGCTGCGTGGCGACTCCAACCTCGGACTGTTCTATTCGTCAATGTGGGGACGGTCCACTCTATGTGCTCCTTGGTGATGGGCACGTATTCGATAGTAGCGAAGACTTCCGCGTGTGGGAGCCTGATGTCTCAGAGTTTCTGCGCTATCACCTGTTACGCACTATGAATCTAACGGACTAAGAAATATGAATAAATGGTATTTGTGTACCGTCGCCTATGAACGTCAGGGCGACGAGATGGGACTTAGGAAGGTCTCTGAAAGTTATCTGGTGGATGCCCTCTCCTTCACGGAGGCTGAGGAGCGTATCATCAAGGAGGTAACACCCTTCGTTTCCTGTGGGGTACTCGAAGTGGTTAACATCCGCCCGATGAGATTGGCCGATATGCTGATCACTAATAACGGTAGCAACTACTACCGCGGGAAGGTTAACTTGATCACGCTGGATGCGAGCTCGGGGCAGGAGCGTAAGACCTCCGTGGCAATGGTGGTCAGAGAGGACTCCTTGCTCTCGGCAGCGACACTGCTGGAGTCTCACCTCAGCGAGAGCCTCTCCTCGTATGAGATCGTCAGCATTGCAGACCTCGGCATCCTCGACGTGTATCAGTATGTCGCACCTAAAGAGACGGGCGTATGATTATAGCTGTTGACTTCGACGGCACACTCTGTGAAAGTGCCTATCCAAATATCGGGGGTGTGATGCCTGGTGCGAAAAAGAGCCTCGAAGAGCTCCGCGAGAAGGGCCACTACATCATCATCTGGACTTGCAGAACAGGAGAGCTGCTTGTCAATGCGATCAACTGGCTACTCGAAGAGGGTATCCCTTTTGACCGAGTGAATGACCACGAGCCTGAGAACCTCGCGATCTATGGTGATGGAGGCAAAAAGGTCTACGCCAATGTCTACATCGACGACAAGAACCTCGGAGGCTTCCCTGGCTGGTACGAGACTATGCGACTGCTAAGAGCGCCCCCCCCCCACGAAACAGAGCGGCGGAGAGGGGGGGGGGGGGGGGGGCGCCCCCCCCCCCCCCCCCCCCCTCAAGTATTTGCTGTGAGAGGTATATTGGAGGTATCTTTGTGGTAGATAATCCCCACCACATCAGTAATATGCCCAAGGGTCGAAGTAAAGAGCTCATAGAGCGCCGAAATCGTGACCTCTATAAGGACTACCGCCACCTTATGGATGTGAAGAAGCTGCGCTACTCGGCAATCATCACTATGCTCTCCGAGAAGTATTACATCTCGGAGTTCACGGTGCTTGATGTGCTGCGCTCATGCATCCGAGAGGAGGATGAACCCAAGGAGTGCAAGAAGGAGTTTACAGGCTTTAGGGTCTCTCGATGGAAGTCTCGAGCGCAATCCTCACAGGAGAGCTTGGGGGAGTTGTTTGTCGAGTGATAACCTCTGACACCCGACACGTATAGGTCTCCTGGTAGACCTTAATGCCATGATCAAACGTGTAGAACTTGCTTTCTATTCGGACTAGCCCTGACCCCGCACTTCTCGACGGATGGAACCCCTGGAGGAGTTGATGCATGCGTGCGCGCATCTCCTCGCGCTGTTGGATGAACATCTCTGTGCCACTACCGACGTGGGTGTCCTCATAGCAATCGATAAGTAAGCGCGCCTTGATGCGTGCTTCTCCGAACTGGCTCCCCCCTTGTATTTCACTCCAGTCGACCTGCTCTAGGTCAACAAGCACTGCGGGGTATGTGAGCTCATACATGAGCTTACCATCGTCGTCTACAACCTCCAGCTGTCCATAGTCTTCGTCTACGACCATTAGCTCAGGCATACCATTAGAGATATGCTGTATGATGGGCAGAATTAAATACTCCATAGTTATTCCTTGAGTGCGTTATCGCTAACCTTGTTAATACTCTTGATGATCTCTTCGTTGATACGCTCGCGTAGCTCCTTACTCTCGCCGATGAATTGACGCTTGGGCATACGCACCTTGATCATCAGCTTGTCACGTGCGCCTAGCGCTATGCGCTTCCACTTCTCTGCGGCCTCTCCCCCCTTGTCTCCTCCTGCGTGGTAGTACTGCGCCCAAAACCACTTGCGCATTTTGGGCGTGACAGTGGGATTAGAGATAAGCATACCGCCCTCATTGTGGATGCGGGCATAAGGGACTGGGTTGTAAACCAGTACAGACGCTCTACTCGGCACAGCTTCAATACTGCTCATTAAGTGGTTGCGTGCAGAGGTGAGCGTGCGGTATTGCGCCGATGTACTCGAGCCCCCCTCTCGTTGAGCGCGCTGCCATGGACGCAAGCCTCCATCGACGAACCCCGACTGTCGGAAGTTGTTCCTGAAGTGCTGCTTAGCCATAACTGCCACCTTGCGCGGTAAGACCACGTTAATCTCCTTCTCGTACTCTGCGGTGAGGCGGGCAATGACCTTAACGAGTTTAGCAGATTGCATATATTATATTTATTACTATCTTTGCAGTGGTGATGTACCCCGAAAGGGGACGTCGCCCCGATTAAGCCCCGTCCATTATATAATGGATGGGGCTTAATCCTATACATCAAATTCAAGAGTTTGTGGGTTCCCTCTAACAACTACATAGATTCTCCTTATTTGTATTTCTGAGCCTCTACTTTCCAAGATGTGCTTATAACTATTGATACTATCAATAATCTTCTGTTCTGAGTACATATCTGCATCATGGAAGTACAAGCAAAGGCTATCTGAGGTAGAGGAGATATCAACTCGCTTATTATACTTCTTAAGTTGCTTATTCTTGTCCGTGAGCGCATTTACGTAGTTGCTACTGTGGGCAGTGATACTACGTATATCCATTACCCGACCATTGAGTGATATATCAAGAGCGGGTAGCGTATTTCCATCCTTACCTCTTGCCTGCTCATCAAGTCTGATAACCTTATGTCCCATCTTGAAGAGCTGTTCACAGCATGTTTCTTCGAGCTTACTGGCTGTCATATTCCCGAAGTAAACCTCTTTGTGAACATTGGCGGTTTTATGCCCCTTATGGGTGGCTAGTAGCCCTCCTGTTTCTTCGTCAAATTGAACGTCCTTATAGTCTGGATTATCTTTTAGTTGCTCCATTTCAGCTCGTCGATTAGCTATGAATAGAGCCTTGTCTACATAAGGGCAGTTGTGGCAGTCCTTAACTCGATTAGAGAGGTGCTTACGCACCCAGCCCTTAATACCCTTAGAGGAGTAGAACGGGCACTTGGCGCAGCTCTCTGGATAGTAGGGGTGCTTATCCGAGATGAGCCCCTTATAGGCGGGGTTTCCCTCAAGCCCGCGCTGTGCCTGATGCTCAGGCTTTGCCACCTCCTTGCGCTCTTCGGTGTCGAGCCGTTGCACATCAGCATCGGTGGCGTCTAAAGAGCACTTACAGTTCCAACGATCACCTGGCCGATGCTCTTGCCAGAAGGGATCATCCACGGGGAGGATGACGGGCTTTGACCAGAACACCTGATGGCTTGACTCGGGAGATACCGATGTGGTAGGCATCCACTGCAGGTTGGGGAAGATGTCCTTATTGGCCTCGAATTCGAGCCAGTCGGCCGCCTGATGAGCGCGAATGACAGCGGTGTCGTACTCGGTGCGTAGCCACGAGCCTACCTGATGGCGAGCGATGGGCGCAACAGCCTTGCGCCACTCCTCGAAGGAGCGGAGCTTACCGTCCTCACCTATAAGACGCTCTGCCATCTTTGTTCCCATTGCGTGGGTCTTGAAGACGGAGAACACCTCGTTGGAGTGGCGGATGCTTCGCAAGAAGCCTTCCTCGTGAGTAGGTGGGTTCATGCTCTCGGAGAGCCCTTGCACAGCCCCAGAATTCATGATGCGCAGCACCTCCCTCCACGCTGTTGGCTCGATGTCGTTAGAGACATCAAACCCGTCGTATATCTTGTGTAGGAAGCCCTCCAGCACATCAGGGGAGAATACCGCCTCTGGTGGAGTGGAGTTGCTTATGGATGAGCAAGAGGCGCAGGGACAACCATAATAGAGCTCGTTGATCAGAAGTCGTTGTCCGCCCCGAGAGGAGTCTCCCCTGGGGCTAAACCGAAAAAATGCGCCAGCCTGTCCCTGATTCCCTTACTCTCCTTGTCGTCTTTCGTTGGCTCTTCGGGCGGCGTTTTATCATCCTTCGAAGCCCCACCGAGGGCATCATCAAGCGCTTTGCGACGTTCCTCAAGTTCGGCCATCTGCTCGTCGAAGTCCTCTGGTTTTTTCACCCCGAGGGTCTCGTACACGTCGTCAGGGTCAAGCGGTAGGTTGAGCTGCTGCATCTTGAGGTAGATGTCCGCCTGCCGAGAGGTGTCGACCTCTTTGCGCTTTGCGCTGACAAACTTCCCGCCCGAGACATTGAATCCAAGTGACTCAAAGATGGGGAGCATGTAGTAGTTGAGTACATCAAGCACAGTGTTGCAGTCATCTTCGTTGAGCTCCTCCTCCACCGCCTTGTGAACAGTGCCGAGTGCTTGCGTGCCTGTGGATGACGCCGAGGTGGTGAGGGTGTTGCCAAGGACACGCACGGCGATCTGGTTGTCCCAGTAGTCCGTGAAGTCTTTGAAGAGCTCAGATGTGCCAGACTTGGCGTTGCTCTCAACAAATTGGAAGTTGCTCTCTGCTGGGTGGATGTACACGGCGTTGTTGCCTCGCTGACGGGCGTCAAGGAGGAGCTGTCGACGTGTCTCTTCGTCGCCAGCATTATAGGTGTACTCTTGGATAGGGATTGCGTAGAGCTCGCAGTACTTAGCCCAGTCTGCGTAGTTGTTGCGCTTGTAGAGGACAGCTACGAGGATTTGAGCCAGGGTGCCAAGGTCTCGCTCACCTCCGACGAACAGCATGTTAGGGAACTCGGAGATGGGAGTCCCATTGCTGTCTGTCTGATGTCTGAGCAGGACCTGATTGACGGGGTCGTAGTGCTTGCGAGGTACGGAGTAGAATCGGATGTCCCCCTCATCATCAGTATAGAACTGTAAGAGCGAGAATCCCCAGAACTGCGCCAGGATGATTTCCTCGCGCAGCTGCTTCATCCAAGGGGACGCGAGCTGGCGGTTGATCTCTTCGTCGGGTACGCCGTCTCGAGAGAATTCAATGGGCACCTTAGTAACCCCTTTAAGGCGCTTGGCTAATACCCCAGCAAGGTGCAGGTCCATGAGCGCCGACTCATACATATCGTATAGTCGAGAGCGGAAGGAGAAGTCTACGGCCTTTGCGGAGTTGATCGCATTGATGTACTTCTGGATGTCGAAGTAGAAAAGCTCAGGGGCGCTAAGGACGATGTCAACAACCTCTCTGCTGTTTTGTGATCCCTCAGAGATGAGTCGAGCAGGCTGAGCGGCTGCCTTATGATACTGCTTCGTTTTCTTCCGTGCCATTGCTGTCAAGGGTGTAAGGGGTGAGGTCTACGGCTTGCTTGGCTGTCCAGCACTCGGAGAGACACTGCTTGATGTGGCCAAGCGCCGAGAGGATGAAATGCTTGTATTGGTTGAGCGTGGAGACCTGATAATAGTAGGCCTCATCCTCGGAGAGCCCCATCTTGATGATGGTCGGCAGATTCACTCCGTCAAAGAGCTTAGCGAATGTGAACTCTCCGAGAAAGTTGCGCTGGTTGGTCTCGTCCAGCCATACGTGGCGTGTGACGGGGGTATCCTCCAGTGTGGTATAGCTGAATCCACGAAGCACACGGTCGTCGCAGAGATCGTTGTATGGGCGGTAGATGACCTCCGCCACCTCATGGAGAGATGGGCGGTGGTCAAATACTTCGGTGAGATAGGTGTACTGCTTTGGAGCTCCCTCTTCGCTGTCGATCTCCTGGAGGTCGTATGCGAGGAGGTAGCGCTCATTGAGCGGGTCGATGCAGTAGAGGAGCTTACCGCTCATATAGGGGTTGCCAATTTGGCGATCTGTCGTTACCATTTGCTGAGGTCTGGTCTTTCGTCAAGAAGGAACTTGTAATGTTTGAGCTTGCGGAGCTCTTCGGGAGAGGAGGCTTTGATCACCTTGCCACGGAAGATGGGGACGAGGAATTGTCGTGTCCAGTCCCATTTGGAATAAACCCCGCCGTCGGCGTTCCTACCCCATGTCTCGGTGTTTGTTGCATACACCTCGTTGTCGTTGAGGAGCTCGCCAAAGAGGTTGCGCATGGCGCATCCTACATTTTGACTCCCCCCATTCTTTCGCGTGACAATGTCCATATATCTCCCACCCACGACCTGGAGTACTGACGTCTCCAGTGCATACTCCTTGCGCTCGTATTTTCCGAGCGGGTGAATGCGGCGCTCAACGCCTCCAAAGTGTCTCCACTCACGCATCCACACAAGGGCATTGTAGTGATCGCCTATGCTTGCATGAGCTCTTCGCGTGGTGACAGCACCACGCACAGCATCGTGCTTGGAGTGCGCGCAGTAAACACCTTCTTTCGTGTATGTTGACAGCGAGAGTATGAACGAGCTTGGAAGCCAGATATATCCGAAGGCGGTTGGATAAGGGCACTCCTTGTAGATGGGGTTGCGATTGCCATCCTGCACGATGACGCCAGGACGTTCGGAAATCTTCCCTTGGGGGTTTCGTGCCGTGGTGCCTACCATACCCGCCTCTGGTAATGAGAAAAAGCCCTTGAAGTACGCCTCGCTCTCGGTAATTCCATCTCCCCATCCATAGATATCTCGCAGTTTAAAGTTGCCGTGATGTGCCCAGAGGAGGTTACGGAGGTCCTTGTACTCCTCATAAGAGAGCTGGTCGTACATGCCATGAAGTAGCATAAACTTATACTGCATCTCACCTTTCTTCCCGAGCCTCTTGCTCTCCCCAATAGTCATCTCGGGTAGACTCTCGCCTTCTTGCCAGTGCATCGGAACAGCTGATGTCCAGGTCTCCTTGTGCTCTTGCCAGTGGGGCTCCCAGTCGGCAGGGTTCGTGGAATTCGTGAGCCAAATCTCCATCTCGCTGTCGATGAACTCGGTGAGGACAGAGGTGTAGAGGTAGGCTGCGCCGTGAGGGATGCTTGCGACGTAGTCCAATACAAAGAGCGGGTACTCGTTGTTGGAGAGTCGAATGACCTTAAGGATCTTGCCATCCGCATCCGTGAAGACTGCTGAGATCATGCATCCTCGCTCCCACCTAAATCGATCGGCATAGGGCTCTGGCTGGAAATATCCTTGGTGCTTGACTTCGTCTTTTGGGTCGTCGGAGTTGCTGTATCCGTTGTTGCACAGGGGGAATTTCACCCTCTTGTACCCCTTGACAGGTACCTTGATGTACGAGTAGAGGTTACAGGCATTCTCGTTGGTGTAGCCTGCGCGGTACTTGTAGATGCACTCAGAGATGTTCTTGCCTTCCGACCCTTTAGGACAGCGGATATAGTGCTGGAGTACGGGCTTTAACTTGCTCTCAATTTCTTTCATATCATAGAGCTTCCCTTCTGGACGGCGAGGCTCATCGAGGAGCGAACTATACACCTGGTAGTCGGTGCAAGTGTCCCCATCGTGGATGCCTTTGTACCAGTAGTGTGGCTCGTTTACCCAAATTCCACCCTCTTCGGCATCGGCTAGGTTGGTCGGCGTAGATAGGTCGCGTGTGAGCCCATCAGCGTAGTAGCCGAAATGGTCGTCTCTGAGGGGATAAACGACCATCTCTCCGCGCTTCTCCTCGCGACCACGCCAGCGATGGCGTGATTTGAAGATGCGCAGAAGGTGTCCAGATGGGGCGTAGGGCTTATTAAAGCCGAACCCCGTCTGGTTGTCGTGGTTGAACCATCTATCCGTGGCTAGCACCTCCTGGGGGAAGCCCTGCTTATCCACCGTGCGGTTGACGTACCCGACAATCGTGTACTCGGGCTGTCGGATGCTGAGCTCGGGGAAGTGAGCAGCGAGCTTGTCGTACTCGACATCTGAGATAAATTGCGTTAGGCGGTACGTTCCAACGAGCGCACAGGTCGTGGTGAGGGAGCCCGAAGCGGAGATCCCCCCCTTGCTGAGGAAGCGGTTGAGCCAAGCGACATCCCCCGTTCGGTCGATGCCGACGATACGCAGGTGCGTCACAGCGGTGAGCTGCTCCAGGAGCACCTCCCAGTCGATCTGTGGGCATCCCTCATACCAAAGGCGGGTGACAGTCTCAGAGTTCAGTCCTACGATCCCTTCTGTAGTGAGTTTGGGGAGGTAGCGTAGGCGCAGTGTTGTGAGCGTCTCGGGAAGACGAAGCTCTGTGATGGGAGCACCGTTAGCTAGTACAATATCTGTAAGCACCGTGTTCGACGCATCAAGCTTCTTGAGGCGAGGGTTGCCCGTGAGGTCGAGCGAGCGGAATGAAGGGGAGCGAAGCCCCGCCACACTCAGCTCTTCAAGTACACGACACGCACCTACGGTGACGGCCGTGAGGGTTGTCTGACCTGTGGTGCATGAGACGTTGAGCTTGGAGAGGCGGTAGCACTTGTCGAAGTTTGCCGTGCCAACGATGTAGGCGCTCACGTCTGAGAGGTCAAGCTCCGCCATACGACTCGCGCCATAAATATTCTGCGGGTCGTTGACGATGAGGTCGATATCCAGCTCCAGGGAGACCTTCGAGCCCGCTGCGTCCGCTCTAACGCCTGAGACATGGGGTGCCTTGGATGTATAGCCGTAGCCAAAGTAGTAGCGCTCGCTGGCAGTGATATTGATGCGCTTGCGGTCACTTGAGAACTGGTGCGCGAAGTAGAGGCGCAGCGCGTCAGCTCGGTACGTACCCGCCAGATGCTGTGCGTCGAGCAGGGCGAAGCGGTCATTGATCATCGCCGTGCGGTGAGCGTAGCGAGAGCCCTGCAGACAGTAGAGGTAGTCGATGCCGCTTGCCGTGTAGGGCTGGAGGTACTTATACTCCCCGTCCTTATTGTAGGCTCGCTCGGACCAGTTCGCCATAAACTTGCCGTTGAGCATCTCCAGTACTCGCTCCTTACTCATAGTAGCGCGGATCTTCTGCGCCGTCTCGTGGAGCTTGTCGGGAAGAGCCTCTCTGACGAGTTGCCAAAGGAGGGAGTCGTGCCCAGCGTAGGCGTAGGAGCCGATCGTCTCGTCGAAGGTATTCTCATCGATGGTGTAGTCGTAGACGACCTTACCATCGTTACGCACCCCGAGGACCGTATCGTTGTCATAGGGCAGGAAGTACCAGTGCAAGCCGTCCCAGGTGGCGAGCATCATGTTCTTGGCGCGCTGGTCCACCATCATAAAATACTCGGTGAGCACGTACCACCCCGTGAGGCTATCCACGTCGAAGTAGTCGGCGACCTCGCGCTTGAACTTCGTAGCATTGCCCTTGCAGTTGATGATCCACTTCCATAGTCGACGTACGGCGTTCTTCTGTGCCTCGCTGGCGGTGTCCCATTCCACGCCGTCGGGGTGGCGGAATTCGAGCGCAGTCTTAAAGGTCGCCATGTTGTCCGTGGCAAAGAGAGCGAGTGGCTCGGAGTTGTTGAGGAACTCAAGACACATACACTTGTCGTCCTTAACGAAGCCGAAGACCTCCTCACTACCACTCTTGTCGTTATTGAAGTTGTACTTTCCGAGGTAGGTGTTGTGGCCAGACCCGTCGAGGTCGAAGAAGGCATCCATCGGGAAGCCGTCGATCGCTATTCGAACGCCCTGCGAAGCCTTCTGCGGAGGGGTGAGGATACCTGCTCTGCGGAAGGTTTCGTCGATGAGCTTCGCCAGCCCCGTATTGTGTGTCGACGAGCTCTCAGCGAAGTCCGCCTTAATCGTGAAGATCGAAACAGGTACGGCTCCAGGCGTAAAGGCATACTTAAGCTCCTGCTGCTCGATGCCGCCCACCGTGAGGGTGGTATTGTACTTCTTCTTGCGGTCGAGGTAGATGCGGTAGTTCTTTCTGGGATAGGTCGTGGAAGACGTCCCCTGGATGCGCAGCCCAGCGCCCTTGCATACGAAGTCGTACTGCTTGCCAAATCCGCTGTAGAAGTAGATGTCTACCGATACCTCGAACTTTTTTGTGTTGGTCTCATTGACGAGGGGGACGTTGCCCACAATGCGCAGCACGCTCTTGCCTTGGCTACGTAGCTTGTCGAGGGAGACGGCTCCGTCGTCGCCGAGGACATCGTTGCGCTCATAGAGCGTCACGACCTCAGATGCATCAGGGCGGGAAGCTATGTAGTTGCTGAGAACCTCATCGTCGGAGAGGGCACGGCCATAGAGGCGCACGGCACGCAGGCGTACGTCGGCATGCTGGCTGGTCACGTCGATGGGCTTGGAGGCAACCTGCAGGAGGGTATCCGCCTGCCCGTAGCTCACCGCCCCTGAGCGGATGCCGTTTACGTAAATCTCCAATAGTCGACTCCCTGACTTAGGTTGCACGACAAAGGCGATGCGATAGAACTCTCCCGTGGCGAACTTGGTGACCACGACCGCACCTGACGCGGTGCGCAGCTCGGCTTGCTTACCCGTAACGACAAAGCCGATACCCGTGTCGTCGACGCAGGAGACTACCGCCCCCGCCGCGGGGAGGGCGGGGGGGGGGGGTGGCGCTCGCTCGGCCGTGAC